ACACTCACATGGCAGACTTCGGTTTCATTCCCAACCTCATCGCGGGCGGCAACATCTCGCCGTTCCGCTTCGTTGAGCTCTCGACCAGCGCGGCCTTCACGGGCACGCAGGCGAACGCCGCGTCCGACAACATCGTCGGCGTGACGGACGGCTCGGTCTACAAGTTCGACGCCAGCCTGAACGCCATCGCTGGCACGCAGATCAGCCTTCAGCCCACCAACACCGTGCAGGTGGAAGCCGCCACTGGCGGCGTCACGGTTGGCTGCTACCTGACGTCGGATGCCGATGGCAAGGCCCTCAAGACCACGACCGCTGGGCAGGTCGCGTATTACATCGCCCTCGAGGCGGCGAACGCGGGAGAGATCTTCCGCGCCTTCCGCATCGGCCCGCGCACCCTCTGAACCTGATCCCAGAAAGGAATCACAAACATGGCTTTCTACCCTGTTGGCGGTGGTCTTTCGACCTACGTCCCGACCACCAACGATCTCGCGACGGGTGCGCTCCAGGTGGAGTTCACCCGGACGGTCAATTCGTTCGCCCTCACCCGCTACGCGCAGCTGGTCCCGACCACCAAGATGTCGGGCTACTACCTGCGTCAGGACGTGACCGACAACGTCCGCATCACGGACGCCAACGAGTTCGTCTGGCCGCTGGGCAATGACCGCCCGACGGGCAAGCAGAACTCGTTCGAGTTCCTGCCCTACACGACGCAGCGCTTCACCTTCCCGTTCTACATCCCGCAGGAGACGTCGAACCAGGCGGCGTGGGACGTGGTGGCGCAGCACGCCCGCAGCAAGATGCAGCTGGCGATGACCCGGCGCACGCAGGCCGCGGCGACCACCCTCGCGGATAGCAACAGCTGGACGGAGAGCGGTAACTATGCCGCCTTCTGCAACAGCAGCCCGCTGTCCATCGGCGCTGGCGCTCAGTGGACCACGTCCACCACGAGCAACAACTACATCCAGAAGACGATCCGCGCCGTGCTCCAGCGCGTGTCGCAGACCTCGGGCGGCGCCGTCAGCCCGAACCAGCTGATCATGGTGATCAGCCCCGCGGTCGCCGTCGCCATCGCCGGCACCGAGGAAGTCCAGAGCTACGTGAAGAACTATGGCGCCGCGCTGTCGTTCCTCCAGGGTTCGGACACGTTCGCCCGCTGGGGCGTCCCGCCCACCCTGTTCGGCCTCGGCGACGTCGTGGTCGATGACTCGGTGGTCGTGACCTCCAAGAAGGGCGGCACGCTGGCCACGTCGTGGGTGCTCGGCAACGGCGCCTACTTCGTGAGCCGTCCGGGCGGTCTGGTTGGCGTCGAGGGTGCGACCTCGTTCGCCACCCTCCAGATCTTCGCCTACGAGGACATGACGGTCGAGAACTGGAACGACCCGTACAACCGCCGCATGGAGGGTCGCGTGATCGACAACTCCGTGCCGGCCGTGGTCGCGCCCGTCGGTGGCTTCGCCATCGGCAACGTCCTCGCCGCCTCGTAAGTTTCCCCCCCCCACCCATCGCCTGTCGCTGGGGGCGGCCTTCGGGCCGCCCCCGGCGCACGGCGCGGAGGCTTCCCGTGGCAATCGCATACGCCGACTATGCGGACCTCGAAGCCGCACTTGACTCCGTGATCCTCGCCCAGCTGTGCGGCGACGCCGGAGCACCCATGCCCGGGCCGAACCCGCTGGCGACGTCCGCTCTCGAGCGGGCCTCGTCGGTCGTGCGTTCGTACGTCCGGGTCGGCGAGATCTACACCGAGGCGGAGCTAGCGGTCCTTGCTGCGGCAAAGGACCCCCTGCTCGTCATGCTGACGGTGGACCTCGCCACCGAATTCCTGTTCCAGCGCCGTGGCGCGAAGATCAGCCCCGCCATCGAGCAGCGCCTCAAGCAGGCGTACTCCTTCTGCGAGGGCCTGCGCGACGGCAAGATGCTCTTCGGCAGCGTGGACGCCAACGCGCAGGCGGGCCTGCCGAGCGTGGTGGCCGTGCCGCTGTCGAACCTGGCGTGGTACGCGCAGGCCAGCAACTCCACCTTCTTCCCGCCCCGGCGCGGCACGACCTACCCGTGAGCAACTGGTCCCGCCGAGTCGCCTCCGCTCTCCGCAGCACGCGCATCCGCCAAGGGATCGCGCAACTGGCGGTCGCGTGGATGGAAGCGCACATTGCGGACGGTCGCGGACAGCCCCGGCGTGGCGCCGTTGGGGCGATGAGCAGCGGTCCCGATGGAATGCCGTACCAGCCGCTCAAGCCTCTTTTCGGCCGCAAGTGGATGAAGAGCAGGCCGAAGGCTGGGTTTACCCGCAGCCGCACGGTCAGCTACATCGACAAGAAGGGCAAGACGCGCCGGCGCACGGAGTACATGATTGAGGTCCCGGGCTACCGCAACGGCGGCCAGCCTCTGCGCGACACGGGCAGGCTTGCGAGCAGTGTGAACGCTCGGAGCGACCGTCGTGCCTCCGGCCTCCGCATCGTCCTGCGCGGCCTGAAGTACGGCCTGTTTCAGGACATGGGCTTCCGCACGGCTGGCCCAAACTACATTCCCCTGACCAAGCGCGGGTCCCGCTACGACAGCAGCAAGCGTGCAGCGGCCGCTGGCATGGTGTCCGGGCAGGACTACACCCGAGCCAAGAAGGGCGTGACCGTGCCCGGTCGCCCATTCCTCCTTCCCACCCGCAACGACAAGCACGACATCGGCGTCAGCATCAAGCTGGGCCTCGAGTCCATCCTGAAAGGCAAGTGACATGGCAAGCGCGATTTACGTCCCCGGACCCACGCAGGTTCTGATCAATAGCAGCGTCCTCGGCTACTCCGACAACGACAACCTGCCCGCCATCCAGTTCACCGATTTCCAGCACGAGGTCAAGACCGTCTTGAGCGGTCAGGCTCCGGAGGAGGTTGTGCTCCAGGGCACGGTCGCCCGCATCTCCATCGCCCTCGTGAAGTGGGACCCGGACGTCTACAACACCCTGCTCTCGACCCAGCGCGGCTCCTACAACGCCAGCCCGGTCGGTCGCCGGATCATCTCGGACAGCGCCTCGGTCCAGCTCCAGATCGACAGCGTCTCCGGCACGCAGAACTACACGTTCAACTACGCCTTCCTCCAGCCGGAGGGAACGGGCGACAGCCAGTGGGGCAACCGCGAGCGCGTGCTGACCGTCAACTTCATGGCGATCCCAGGCAGCACGGGCTTCTACACCTACACTCCCTGACATGATCAACCTCTCCGACGAAGACGATCCCATGCTGTTCGCGCTGACGCTCCCGAGCGGTCAGCTCGTTGTCCAGTACATGGAGGTGCTCGCGCTCCTCCAGGCGAAGATCCCGACCGGGACGGAGCCGACGCCGGCGCAGATCGTGGAGGGCGTCCGCGAGGCGGCACGCACCCCCGACGTCGCCAAGCAGGCTCCCGACCATGTGATCCTCGCCGCATGGGCGCGGATGTCCACGCGGGTGCAAGCCGCGGGAAACGTGTAAGGGCGACCGCGAGGTTCCTCGCAGCCTACGGTCGCCTGCCAACCGAGTTTGATGCCGAGACTGCTATGGGCCTCATGGCGAACATCACCGCGGTCGAGAGCGCGAGGGCCATGACCTTCGCGCAAGGCATCGCCATCGCCTTCGGCGACGGGCGGGCGCAGGCGCAGGCGGCCTACGACGTCACGGGCAACGCCCGGCTGGCGCAGAAGATCGAGGTGCAGGCCATGATGCAGAAGGGGATGCAGAATGGCTAGCACGGCGGCCATCCTCTACGCGATGCGCGATGACCTCGCCGCCTGGATGCAGGCGCGTGGCTACGGCGACTGCGTCTACGTGACCGAGGCCCCCATCGACGAGATCGTCGGCCAGTACGCCATCCAGATCATCGCCGGGCCGGACACGGCGGTGCACCCCAACAGCGGCGTCGGCATGATCCGCAGCGCGGTGGACACGGTGGTCTGGTGGCGCGGGATGCTGGACCCGATGCAGCGCGGCACGGAGCGGATCGCCGGGGACATGGGCGTGCAGCAGTTCACGGACATGTTGCGCGAGTACCTCGTGCAGCGGTACTACGACGGAATGCTGGTCCCGCTCGTCTTCCGCAACGGCGGCACGGTCTCGCCCGTGGACGGCATGGACGGCTGGCTGACCCTGCGCGACACGTACGACTACTGCTACGAGATGGACTGGACGGTGAAGTGATGGAAGACCTTGGGCACATCGACATCAACATCAACGACAGAGGCGGCTCGGGCGGGCGCGGCACGGGCGGCACGCCCGGCAGCGGCCCGTCGGCGATGACCCTCCCGGCGTCCTCGTTCGCCCCGCTGACGGCGGCGCAGCAGGCGCTTGCCCAGCGCATCACGGAGCTGCGGCAGAACATCCGGCAGTGGCAGCTCACCACGGCCCGCATCCAGGCGGCCCGCGTCGGCCAGTACGGCGAGTCCATCGGCGAGATCCGGGACTTCTTCTCGAGGCCGACCATCGCCGGCTTCCGTTCCCTGACCAGCAACGCGACGGCGACCGGGACGATGCTGGGCCGGCTGGCCGCCAGTTCCCCCCGGCTGGCTCTGTTCGCCACGGGCCTTCTCGGCGCGGTCGGCGGGATCATGTCGTTTGTATCCGTGATGAAGAAGGCAAACGAAGCGATCCAGGAGCGCATCGTCGAGCTCACGAAGTACAGCGCGGAGCTGGCCCTCGGGGCGGCCCGGGAGCAAATCGCGCAGCTGAACCGGGACCTCCGCGAGGTGCACGAGAACGGCAAGCTGTACGCGGCAGCGCAGAAGCTCGACACTGCTGCCGCGGACGAATGGGCGGACGCCATGATCGGCGTGCGGCAAATCATGACGGGTTTGGGCGCAAGCTTCAGCCTGCTGAAGATCGGGCTGGCGTACGTGATCAAGGGGCTGACGTTCCTTGCCACGTGGCCGCAGCGGCTTGGGCAGGCGATTTTCGACAAGTACATCTACGTGTTCGCGGCGCTGAACGCCAACATCTTCGGCGGCCTGAAGAACCTGCTGGGCCTAGCCCGGTTCGCCACGGGCATGGTCCCGGGCCTCGGCATCTTCGGCGGCTTGTTCGACTGGCTTCAGAGCCTTCTGACGGGCATGAGCGGCGACGTCTCGAAGATCAAGCAGAACACCGCCGGCCGCGATCTGGCGGGATCGGTCAATGACTGGTTCCGATCTGACGTGCAGGCCATGACCGGGAGGCCCTACTGATGCCGACCTACAGCACGATGGACCTGCGGATCACGGTCAGGCCGAACACCCTGATCGTCATCCGCAACGTGAACGTGGACGCCTGGAACAGCACCCCGCTGCTCGCGGATGACCAGCAGACCCCGTACGGGCAGGAGCTCGTGGCCCGGGGAACGGGCCTGATCGATGCCGGGGCGAGCTGGAACGACGCGGAGACGGCGCTCGCACGAGCGGGCAATCGTGCTTTGCAGGTTGACCTGGAGAACGCATCCACTCTTGCAAGCGTATTTGTTTACTTGAGCGGATACGATGATATGGGCGGCCCGTACGTCAAGATCGAGGCGACGGAAATCATTGGAGAACAGGTCGTGCTGGTTCGGTGGGAGGTCACCCAGCGACGGTCGTACGTCGACGATCAGACCGTCACGGCGCACACGTGGCAGTCGCGCATCTCGCTCGACGCGGCCGGGCACATGACCTACACGATCAACGGTGCCCTGCGGGTGGCCCGCGGCACGACCGGGTCGGCAACCTCGCTAGCCTCGCAGGCGACATGGAAGGGCAAGGCGGCCTACGCGGACCTCTTCCGCCGGGCGATCATTCCCCCCGTGCTGGGCGAGGGCTGGCGGCGCGAGACGCAGGAGTTCGCCCTGGACGCGACGGGGACGATGTTGTCGTACACCGTCGTGGACAAGCGATACGCGCTGGACCTTCCGGACGGCGTGCGCGTCGGCGACATGGAGTTCACGTACGAGCGTGCCGCGGAGACGCAGGGCTACGCGGTCGTGCAGTTCTCCTGCGACCTTGAGGGCGACCTCTCGCTGTCCAGCATCACGGGCACGACGGGCAACCGCCGGCTGGTCGAGGCGGCCGTCAACCTGTCGAAGGCTAGGATCAACCTGTCCTACCAGCGCATGATCATCCAGCGTCTGCGGGTGACCGAGCGCAACATCATGACGGGCTACGCGATCCGCTTCGAGATGACCGCGATGGTGCTGCCGACCGCGTCCAACGCGGCGTCCAACACCCCGGTCCCGCTGGCGTACATGATCGGCAACAAGTTCACTGTGACGCGCACGGTGAGCCGGACGCTGGATGCCTACGGTCCGCTGGCGCCGTCGGACGGTGTGGACACGACCTACGGCATGATCCCGCACTGGCTGGAGAACGCGGTCAGCGGCATGGAGGAGACCGAGCAGGGAATGCCGCAGGCGACCGTGTTCAACATCACGGGCGCGAACACCTACGGCTCGGTTAGCGTGACGGTGATCGCTGGCGCCGATGGCGTGACGGCGATGAACAGCCTGTTTGATGGTCGCTTTGCGTCGGAGCAGTACCAGCCGTCAAACGACGGCGACGGATACACGACCATCGTCGGGCACAACAACTCGACCAGCAAGGCGAACTACGACAGCGGGATCGTGCGCCTGTCGCCCATGTATGTGGATGCGCCGGACGTGACCATGCAGACGCGCAAGCCTTGCGTCTACGTCACCGAGCGCGTGGAGACCGCCCGGTCCAACCAGGCGCCGCCGAAGGTCATCCGCCCGCTGCCGACGAACGCCTACCTGACCGATGACAACTGGCACGTCTCGTACGGCAAGTTCGACGCGCAGGGCAACCGGATGTTCACGGGCATCTACGAGCGCACCTTCGCCATGTACGACCCGGGCACGTCCGGCGCGGGCTTCGAGACGCAGACCGCGCCGAGCGGAGCGCAACTCCGCGCATGGGGTGCGCCGAACTCGATCATCCTGCCGACGCTCGCCCCGGTCGGAACGCCTGCTTCGCAGTCCACGACCTCGAGCGTGTTCGCGCTCGCCACCACGAACCCCGCCCGCTACAGCGTGCCGACCGAGACCTTCGTCACATGATCTCGGCATGGTTCACCACCTCCGACGGGACCGTCATTCCTGCGCTGGTCCCGGAGCGCGAGATCCTCGAGATCGCGGGCATGGTTGGTTTGTCGGAGACCGACCTGTTCAGCATCGAGATTCCCTCCGGGGCCAGCCGGGAAGCCCGCGTGAAGGTGCTGGTCGATCAGGGCAAGCTGGCGACCCTCTACGGCGGCACGAACGCCACGGCGACCTTCTGGTGGAAGGAGACCACGAACGCCACGCCGTGCAGCATGGCCGTCTGGCTGCTGCCCCCGAAGCCCGTGTGGATGGTGGCTGGCGGCGCGGGCGCGGCGATGGTCGAGGCGGTGGACGTCCGCTGGTGGTGGCGTCAGACGCAGATCAACAGCCTGAACGACAACGCGCTGGCGGCCCCGCTCTTCTCCTCGGACGGACGCTGGAACACGGGCGGCGTCACGCCGACCACCACGCCGCTCACGTTCGTCAACAGCATCCGCACCCTGCTGATCGGCATCGCGGGCACGTTCACCGTGCCGGCGGGGTACAACCCGAACGTCGCGCTGACCAGCCGATTCGCCGACCACGTCTTCACGCCCGAGTGCTCGCTGGCGATGGCGCTGGACCTCGTGCTGTCGGCCACGGGCTGGGTCTTCCAGTACGACGTGCAGAACGGCGTCTACACCTTGGTCGAGGTGAAGGATGACAGCACCGACCTGTCCACCTGGATGGACAGCAATAAGCGGGCTTTCGGTGGCGGCGTCGAGGCGACGAGCGCCACGCCCGGCGGGACCGACCCGCTGATGACCCTCTGGCAGTCGGACGCGAACTATCAGAAGAACCGGATGCCCCAGCAAGTCACGGTGTCGTTCCCGTACCGGACCATCGAGGGCAAGACCAAGTACGACAACACGAAGACCTTCGTGTCCGGCGACCTCGAGTTCGACACCGACCGGGAGTTCGGCTGGCAGAACACGCTGGCGACCGCCCGCACCCGGACCAACATCGGCGCCCGTGTGCTGAAGGAGCCTCGGTCGCTGGTGGCCTCCCTGACCACCACGCTGAACGCCGCCAGCCCCGGCACGAACATCAACGGCACGTCGATGCCGAGCTGGGACTACAGCACGTACGTGACGCAGGTCATGGCCCTGACCGTCAAGCGGTGCTCGGTCATCGTCGGGCAGACCGCGTGGGCGGGATGGCCGCGCCTTCCGAACGGCTGCTACCGGACCACCATGCTGCGGTACTCGGTCGGCGTCCGGGACGGCGAGCTCGTGCCGTTCGCCCTGACGGTGGCCGAGCAGGACGATTGGATCTTGGGGCCGAGCGGCCTGCCGACGAACGACCCGACGCAGCTGACTTTCAGCAAGGGCCTCGCGCACGCCCGCCGGCTGGGGTCCGGGGCGATGCAGCTGGACGTGGCCCCGCCGAACACCCGGGTCTTCCCGGCGGTCATCACGGCCAGCGCGGCCCTGTCCTGCGACGGCAACCCGTGGCAGTGGGGGTACACGTGGCAGGAGTTCGAACCGAACCCCTGCGGCTCCTGCCCGCTGTCGGTCTCGATTGGGTCGTGGGCGCGATCAGGCTCGAGCGCCCGGAACCTTGCCGAGAACGGGAACACCTACCTCGGCGCGGGCAACACGGGCAACGTCATCGCGCCAGGGGTTCGGCAGTCCGACTACACCAACGCCACGATCACGGCCCTGCCCATCTCGACCGGGACCATCGTGCACATGATCGAGCAGTTCCCGACGGCCTACACGGGCTGCGAGACCGACCCGCCCTATGCGCCGCAGTACTGGTTCTCCATGCCGAACGCGGTCAAGGTTGTCTGTACGGTCGGTGGCGGGGCCACGCTGGTCGAAGAGGTATGAACCCGTAACCCTTTGCGCCCTGCGGGGCGTTCGTTACCTTGAGGCACGAACATGGACCGCTGGACCGTCATCTTCAACAAGGGCGCGACCTACCAGACCACCATCACCATGACGGGCGTGGCGGACATCGCCAGCGCCACGGCCTGGCGGATGATCTTCGCGTTCCCTGACCAAGCCCCGTTCCTCACGGCCAGCACCGCGAACGGCATGATCACCGCCGGCGCGACCTCGGCGCAGAAGATCGTGACGATCCCGGCCGCGACCACCGCGCTCTTCGACACGGGCAACGGGCACTTCGACTTCGAGATCGAATGGGCGGGCGGCGTCATCCGGCGCTACGTCGCTGGCGGCAACATGCAGGTCAACCCGGCCACGGGCGAGGTGCTGCCGTGAACGACCCCGTCTACATCACGGTCGTGAACTCCGGGGAAGAGGTCAACATCTCGGTCAACCCGGGCATCCCTGCCGGGGGCACGACCAACCAGATCCTGCACAAGACGAGCAACGCCGACTACGCGGTGGCGTGGGTCAACCCGCCCGCCGGGACGGTCACGAGCGTGCTTGCGGGCGTTGGCCTGACGGGCGGAACGATCACGGTCAGCGGCACGGTCGCGGTGGACTTTGCGACCAGCGGGGGCGGTACGAGCAATCAGGCCGTCCGCGCCACGGACAGCCGCCTCTCCGACGCCCGGACCCCGACCGCGCACAAGGCAAGCCACGAGAACGGCGGCAGCGACGAGCTGCTGCTGGCGCAGTCGCAGGTCGTGAATCTGACCACCGACCTCGGCAACAAGGTCCCGACCACGCGCACGGTGACGGCCGGGACAGGTCTCACGGGCGGCGGCGACCTGTCCGCCAACCGCACGCTGGCGGTCTCCTTCGGCACGACCTCCGGCACGGCGTGCCAAGGCAACGACAGCCGCCTGTCGAACACCCGAACCCCGACCACGCACGGCGCGACCCACGGCAGCGCCGGCTCCGACCCCATCCCTGCGAACGGTCTCGCGCAGTCGCAGGTGGCAAACCTGACCACCGACCTCGCCGCGAAGGTCCCGACGAGCCGGACGATCACCGCCGGCACGGGTCTGACGGGCGGCGGCGACCTCTCTGCGAACAGGACGCTGGCGGTCAACTTCGCGCCGAACGGCGCAGGCAGCAGCGTGCAGGCGGTCATCGCCACCGACTCGCGCCTGTCAAATGCTCGGACGCCCACCGCGCACGCTGCGACGCACGAGTTCGGCGGGAGCGATGAAGTCACGCTCGAGATATCGCAGGTCACGAACCTGTCCTTGTACCTTGATGCCAAGGCCGACGAGATCATCGAGATCAATGCCGGGACGGGCTTGACGGGTGGCGGCGACCTGTCGGCGAACAGGACACTGGCCGTGGACTTCGCCACGAGCGGCGGCGGGACCAGCAACCAGGCGGTGCGGGCGACCGACACGCGCTTGACCGATTCCCGTACCCCGACCGGGGCAGCGGGTGGAAGCCTCACGGGCACCTACCCCAACCCGACGCTGGCGAACAGCTCGGTCACGGTCGGCACGATCAGCGCCACGGGCACGCCATCGTCCTCGACATTCCTGCGCGGCGACATGAGCTGGCAGACCCCGACTGCGACCCCGAGCGGGGCTGCCGGCGGAGACCTGTCCGGCACGTACCCGAACCCGGACGTGGCCTTCAAGCCCATCGCCGGATCGGGCACCGCGCTCGGCACGTTCAAGCTCGTTACGTTCGCCGACAACACGGCGGCGACCACCCCGGCGACCGGGACGTGGGCCTACATCCTGTTCAAGCAGAAGACCTCCAACAACCAGTTCGACATCATCTCCGTCAGCGTGGCGGCGGGCGGGAGCACCATCGCCGCTGCCGTTCCGAATGAGCATTACCACCTCGTCTGCTGGCGCGTGACCTGACCAAGAAGTGCCCCATGACCATCGAGAAGACTTCGACCACCCGTCTGGCCCTCGAGAAGGTCCAGCTCTTCGTGACCAGCGTGACGCTGGTCGGGATGATCGCCTACGTCGGCAAGCAGCTCGCGGTGTCGGAGCAGCAGAGCCGTCTGCTCGAGGCGATCTCCACGGACATCACGGTGATCAAGGAGCGCAACGCGGACGCGAACGCCCAGATCAAGGTGCTGTCCGAGCGCGTCTCGCAGGTCGAGCGCAGGCTCGAGCGGATGGAACAGGCGCGGCCATGATCCGCTGGCTTGCGACCGTCCTGCTCACGCTGGCGGCCGCAGGATGCAGCCCCTCGGCGGAGATCGCCATGCGGGCAAACCGCATCGCCGACCGCGCCCGGGAGGACGCGGCGGCCTGGACCCGCGTGGAGACGGCGCACCCGGACATGGCTGGCGAGGCCGACGCCGGGCGCAAGCGGGCGGACGAGAACATCGCCGACGCCTTCGGGGTCACGACCGCCCTGACCGGGGTGGAGGACCAGCACCCCGTCATGGACACGGTGGTCTGGGTGGCCGGCGCGGCCATCGCCATCGCCATCGCGGTCATCCTGTGGCAGACGGGGTTGGGCACGGCGATCCGCGTGGCCATCGGCTGGTTGCCTCGGCGCAAGGTGCAGGAGGCCGACCTCGCCGTCGCCATGCTGGCGGAGGACAAGGCCGAGGGGCCGCGTGAGTACATCGCCGCGAAGCGGGCATCGGACCCGGCGTTCGACGCCGCATTCCGCAAGGCGCAGGAGAAGGGAAAGCCGTGAACAACTTCCGGGTGATCTCGCACGCCCGCAACGTGCATACGGTCGAGCTGCTGGGCGGCAGCAAGACCGACGAATGGACGTTCCTGCTCCGAGGGGACGCGCATCACGACAACCCGCACAGCCTGCACGACCTCGAGCGCAAGCACCTCGAGGAGTGCAAGGCCGCCGGCGGGGGCTGGATCGACGTGGGCGACCTCTTCTGCGCCATGCAGGGCAAGTACGACCCGCGCCGGGCGCGGCAGTCCGTGCGCGACGAGGACGCGATGGCGGCCGACTACCTCGACTCGCTGGTCCGGAACGCCGCCACGTTCTACAACCCCTACGCCGAGAACTGCGTGCTGATCGGCCGAGGCAACCACGAGACGGCCATTCTGAAGAACTGCGAGACCGACCTGACCGAGCGGCTCTGCGAGCGCATGAGCCAGGCGACCGGGCACAAGGTGCACTCGGGCGGCTACGGTGGCTGGATCAGGTTCGTGGCTCGGTGCCATCAGCAGCAGTACACCCTGCTCCTGAAGTACTTCCACGGCTCGGGCGGTGCCGCCCTGATGTCGTTCGACACCCTCAAGGTGCGCCGAGCGGCCGCCGTGACCCCCGACGCCGACGTGGTGGTGAGCGGGCATGTCCACAAGCAGTGGGTGATGCCGCTGGCCCGAGAGCGCCTGATCCTGAACAAGGAAGGCGCCCGGGTGGTTTCCGACGTGCAGTGGCATGTCCGGACAGGCACCTACAAGGATGAGTTCGATGACGGGTTCGCAGGGTTCCACGTGGAACAGGGGCGCACCCCGGAGATGATGGGAGCGGTCTGGATGAGGCTGCACTTCCGGTCCAGGCGGGTGCAGCATGAGGCCAGGCGCAACAGCCTGTACGAGCTGGTGCCGGAGTTCCGGCTTGCACACTAGGAGGGGCCATGCGCGTCAAGATGGGTGGCGAGGAGTTCGAGGTGCGGCTGCCGGCGAACATGAAGGACTTCGGCTCCTGCGAGATCACCCGCTGCCGGAACGGGTCCGTGCGCCGGATCATCCGCCTGCGGGCCAAGCAGGGGGAGCGTGCTATGCTGGACACCGCTCTCCATGAAGGGCTTCACGCCTGCCATGAGGAGTGGCCGGAGGAGCTCGTGCGCTCCACGGCAACAGACCTTGCTCGCCTCTTGTGGACGCTCGGCTACCGCCGCGTGGCGGACCCATGCTCCTCATCCCGTACAGGTGGTTCCTGATGTCCCAGTTCCTCGGCTCGCTTTGGTTCGCCATGCTCCTCGGCGCCGCCGGCTTCGTGGCTGGCTGGTGGCTCTGCGCCAAGCGCGGCGGCAAGGTCTGACGCGGTGAGCGGCATCCTCGCTGCCAACTGCTGCTGCGGCCAGCTGGAGTGCGCCCACCAGCGCGACTTCTCCGTCAGCATCTCGCAAGTGGCGACGGGGGAATCGTACTGGGAAACGAAGACATCGGCGGGCGAATGTCCGGGATTTCCCGACTGCCCGTCCGTAGATACGACGTGCACGGCTCCGGCTTTGGGGTCTTGCCTCTATGAGTTCGTGCCGCAGACACTGACGGCGTGCAGCCCGCTATATCCGGGAATCAAGCAGCATGCCATCGCCAGCGTGACATGCGAAGCGAAGGTGACGGTTCCGTTCGTCAACACGACCATCGAAACCGTGACGACCGGAGCGTGCGCCTGGATCACCGGAGGCGTGGACAGCGGCCTGTACTTTGAGGCCCAGCGAGACGTCGATCACAACGCCGGCGGATTCATCACGTACGACGCCGATCCGGTCAACGATGCGTGCTGCACCGAGGTGCAGCTGAATCCCTCCGGCGCGTATCACGACGAGATCAGGATCGACTACAGGTGGCGCTGCACCTACTCGCTGCCTCCGGCTTACCTGTCTGTCCGGCGTCCGGCTTTGTATGCAGGCTATACCTGGGAGATCACTGCCGGGCACTTCATTGTCCGAGACGCCGGAGCAGTCATCGTCGCGGACATTGATCTCACGACCCGGACGCTGGCGCAGGCACGGACGGACATTGACGCGCTGGCCTACGTGATCTGCACCGCGAATCAAGGGGCATGCGCGGCCGACGCGATGGCGGCGACCCTGATGTATGACCGAGCCGCCGTGTTGCTTGAGACGTTCGACGTGCGCGTCCCGCTCGTTCCAGCCGGGACAACGGTCAGCAACGAACAAGACGGCAAGTTCGGTCCCTCGTGGACCGCGTATTCGATCAACTTGGACAACACTCCGCCGACCGTCACGTGCGGCATTACCTACGTGTTCAAGGATGGATGCCTGACATCCGGACCTCTGTCGTATGCCGGCGGACAGGATGCTGCCGCCGAACTGATGTTCTGCAAGGCGATCTCGGCCGAGCGCACGGATTGGAAGACAACGTTTGATCCGTACGGGATCACTCCCGACTGCGCCGAGATTCCTCTTTGCTGCTTCCAACCCTCGGACCCGTGCTGGCCACAGGGGTACTGGACATGCGACGGGACGGCCTTCGCATGGGTGCAGACTGCGCCAGCATCGCCAGGCATTGCCCGCGGCTATCGGCAGTTCGTTCCGTATGGCAACCGTGCCCGCGTGGCGACGAGCACGCCGCAGTACATGGACTCGGACGGTTCAACGATCTCGCCGACAACCTGCTCCTACAGCTCAATGACTGACATCGATTTCGCCATTTGCTGCCCGGGCTGTGCCACGGCATGCCGAGTGACCGCTACCCGGTTCGGCTGGGCCATGTCCCGGCTCTTCAAGATCATTCGCCTATGAAGACGCTGACCGCCACCATCGCCAACAGCATGGGCACTTGGGAGATTGAGCTCCGCGAGGACGGCACGGCCGCGGTGGTCAAGTTTGACCCCGCGCCCGTTCGGCCAGCCATGCGCGGCCTCGGCGACGTGGTCGCCGCCGTCACCACGGCGGTCGGCATCAAGCCCTGCGGCGGGTGCAAAGAGCGCCAGGCAGCCCTGAACCGCCTCGTCCCGTTCGCCGGGGCGGAAACGCCCCCAGCGGCGTCCGAGCAGGCCGAGGCTACCCTGACCCGTCCGGACGGCCCGGACGCGGCGTAGGGCATTCCTGCCGCCCTGCTGGCAAAGTAAAACCCCCGCGGGGGCCAAGAGGCACGCGCCGCGGGGGCATCCGGGGGTCAGAGATGTCGGTCAGTCAAGCTCGACCGGGTGGCCCTGCATCCAGGACGGCTCGTCCCGGGCTTCCGCGGCGGTCGCCTCGACGGGAGGCATGGTAGCAGCCCGGTGGCAGGCGCGGGCGATGGCCGCGCAAATGTCCCGCAGCTCGCGCTCCTCCTCGCGGAAGTGCTCCCAAGCACGGTCGCCGGGGCTGGTGCAGCCGATCACCTCGGCGACCCGCTGGCGGCGGCGGGCAATAGCGTACTGGATAGCGTCGAGCTGTTCGAGGGTCAGGGTGAGGGTGACATTGGTTGTCGCGGGCGCGGCCTGCGCGGCGGTACGGGGCAGCGCCTTGATGTTCAGGATGTCGTTCACAAGGTCGGTTGGGTTCATGGCTTCTCCTTGCTGGTTTAGGCGTTGTATGAGGGATATTTGATGATGCCGTCGCAAATCTGCACGATCCCAAATCGGTCGGCGGGAAGGCTGCTTCCCTCCGCATACACAGCAATGATTCGGCCTCCGACCACCTTCGCGTGCGATGCGGTCATGTAGATCTTGTTGGTGACGCGGCGAGAGTGCAGGGGATTTCCGTTGCGGTCAGCCAGCGTGATGGTCTTCATAGCAATCTCCTAGTTCCGGCATCCGGCCGGCGCGGTTGTCCATCTTGGACGTGGTGAACTATACCCTACTTCGGCGCAGGGGAAACCGCCGCAGGAGGGAATCCGGTCGGAATGTGAAAAAAGAATGGGGGCGCCCCCGACGAATCAAGGGCGCCCCGCTAGGAGAAGGTCCGTGGATGTTACTTCAGCTCGAGGCGGACGCCCCGTTCCCCAAGGGCTGCGCCGGGAACGGCCTGCCCGGCCTCCAGCGCGGCGCGGATGCCGTCCTTGTCCAGCACCTCGGTGACCTTCGGCACGCGGTACAGGGTGGGGATCGCGGCCTCGTCGGTCACGAGCAGGGGGATCTTGCCCCCGTTCTTCCGCACGGCCAGGCGGAAGCGCGGCGTCTCGACCTTGTCGCGCTGTGTGGCCTGCATCGCCCGCAGGAGGGCGGCACGCAGGCGCTCGGCCTTTGCCTCGTCGGAGGCGGCCAGCGCCTCCATGCGCTCGGCCTCCTCGCGGCGGCCGGCGGCCCGGGACTCGCAGACCCGGATCAGCGCGGCGTAGTCATCGGCTTTGGCGTCGAAGCTCTCGGCGATGCTGGAGAGGTGGTCCTCCAGCGCGGCCCCGACCTCGGGGTTCGCCTCCGCGGCCTCGAGGGCCGCGAGGATCTCCTGCATCTCGGCGGTCAGCTGGTACAGGCTCACGAGGCCACCTCCTCTCCCTTGATCGCCTTGACCCGGCTGGCCTCGTAGAAGCCCGCCCTGTTCCAGGCGTAGTCCATCTCGACCACGGTGTCGGCCTTCATTGCCCCGGCCAGCGCGTCGGGGATGCAGACCCAGGCGGCGGTCCCGTCCTCGGCCTCGCAGTACGCGGCCGTCTTGCCGCTGTCGCGCACGGTCACCTTCTTCACCATGACCTCCTCGGAGCCGCTGTCCGGCCACGGGCGACCGGGCTGGGAAGCGGTCGTTGCCTTGGGCGCGGGCTGGGGAGCGGGCGTTTCCTTGCGCGGCGCGGGCTTGACCGCAGCCTTCTTCGCCTCGATGTGCGCTTCGCGGTCCGACTCACCGTCATCATCCGCGTGCGGGTCCCCGACGATGGCCATCAACCCGAGCAAGGAGTACCTGCGAAGGTACGTCACGATGCCCGCCGCCTGCTGGACATTGCTGCCGCTGACCATCGGGAACGCTATCGTCTCCCGCATCCACTCGCCGCTCGCGTGCACGAGGTTCGTGGTGACGCGCACGCGGCCATCCTCGATGGCGACCGACTGCATGAGCGCGATGCCGTGCTTCGCCAGCGGCTTGCGGACAGCGTTCAGGATCGCGGCCAGCGTGCTGAACTTCGACTTGAAGTGCGAATTCACGCCGTCCAGCTCGGGGTTGTCGATCTCGAGGTGCGCCTTCGCCAGCGCGGCAGCGATCTGCCCCGTCGTTTCACTCGTATCCATGTTGCTTCTCCTGTTCGATGCGTAGGCCAGCCACCGCGGCAGGCCATGCGCGTACCTTACCCTGCGCCGCCGCAGGCGTCAACCCCCCAGCGGGCCGATTTCCAGCCACGCCCCCGGGCCTTCCCCGGATGGCGCCCAGACGCGCTCCACCGTGAGGAACGCGACTTGGCGGTCGTTGGCGTAGGCGATCCCTGCCAGCCCGTCGCAGATCGCCCGGGCGAGCTTGTCGCAGTCGGCGTACCCCGGCCGTGCCGGCGCGGAGGGCTTGACCGTGCCGTCCTTGCGGCAGTGGCTGGCGGGGCGGACGAACTGCACGCAGGCGATCAGCTCCACGTCCCCGGTCAGCATCGGCACGCTGGCGGCCCGGGCCTCGGCGGCGACCGCCGACCGCCAGGGCTTGACCTTCTGCGACTGCTCGAGCATGACCGTGCGCCCGTTTCGCAGGCGCACGAGGCGCTTCGACCCCTGCGCGGCCGGGTTGCCCGCCACGAACCAGCGGATCATCGCCGCCCCATCCGCGCCTGCAAGGCCGGGAGCGAGAGCACGCCCGCCGAGCGCAGGCGGTACGGCGACCCCTCCTGCGGCAGGCCCGTGTCGATCTCCACGTCGTAGGTCTCGCGTGCGTGCGCCAGCACGTTCGACACCGTGCGCGGCGAGGTGCGCCACCGCTCCGCGAGCTGCGACCGGGAGTAGCGGTGCTGGCTGGCGCAGAGGACGAGGTCCACCGTGCGCTGCCACAGCCGGGAGGAGGTGCCGCGGGGGGTCATCCTTCCCCCTCGTACAGCGCCCGACGCATCTCGCGCCCGAGCACCATGCCGAACATCCCGGCCATCTTGTTGAGCTCGCGCCGCAGCTCCTCGATCTTGTCGGCGGCCTCGGCTCGCTCGGCGTTGCCCATCTCGGTCATGGTGTCCCAGCGAACGCGCAGGCGTTCCACGATGTCGGTGTTGTCAGCCATCGCTGTTCTCCTTGAAGCAGTCCCATCCCATGCGAACGGCGTATTGCTGCGGACTGCACGGCGGATACACAATGCACTCCGCTTCCATCTCGCAGATTTTCCGCCTCGCCTCGTCACGCTCCTTCCGCAGACGCTCAATCTCTGCGCGTAGTGCCAGTTCGGTTTTGAGCCAGTCGCTTTCTGCTCGCATTCTGTTAAGGGGGTCAGTCATCGGTGTTCTCCTTGAAGCAGTTCCAACCACGCCGCTTCGCGTGGTCATGGGCAAGGCCATTCTTAGGACAGCCGCTATCGTCGCAGCCGACTCGCTCTTCCATCTCGCAGGCGATCCGCCTCGCCTCATCTCGCTCGGCGGTGAGGGTTGCGTTCTCCTGCCGAAGTCGCTTGATCTCCGCGATTGCCTTGTCCATCAGCGATACCGCGTCAGGCGCAATCGCCGCAATGATGTCTGTGTCCTTCACTTGCCGTCCTCCTCGTATTCGCCACGCATGATCTGTTCAAGTTCGTAGATACGAACAAACACGCGCTCCGCAGTCAGACCAAGCGCCCATTCGGTTTCCCGATGTTCGGCAAGCGACTTGTAAAGCAACTTGATCTGCCGTTCGATTCGCTCGGCCTTCGTGATCTTGGTCTTGGGCTTCTTCTTGCTCACTTGCCGTCCTGCTTCTTCGGGCGTCTTGGAAACAGCACGCTTATCCCGATCCCTGCGAGGCAACACAGCATCGTCAGGACGATGCCGACAATCACTCCGATTCCGAAATCGTCGCTCACTTGCTTTCCTCCTTCCGTAGCCGCTGCACTTCCTTCATGTTTTCCTCCAACGCCGACCGCAGTTCTTCGATGAGTTGCGTGGCGTTCGGTGTCGCTCCGCTCAAGCCTCGCGTCTGGGCGAGGATGCGGTCGGACTTCTGTGCAAGTGTCATGGCGCAGGTGTTACTGAACATGGCGTGTCTCCTTCTGTGTGGTGTTGTGGTTCGTGCTGCTCTTGGCTCTCCGGGCCTCACCGATCATCGCAATGAGCAGGACGACCGCGAAGATCGGGATGAGGATGAAGAACACATCGTCGCCCGATGCGTTGTGTCCGTACTTCGTGTTCTTGTACCTGCCGCCTACTGGCATGGCTTGTCCTCCTCAAACAGGTAGCCCCATCCGAGTTTGTTCGCGGTGGCCCTGCCATCGCCGCCTCGGTACGCCTCCATCAGCGAGCAATACGACTGTCGCACCTCGTCGCGCTCGGCGCGTAGCGCGTCATGCTCGGCCTTGTATTGCCTGCACATCGCAAGCAACTCCTGCATCACGACGCTGGCTTCGATGAACAGCAGCGTACGGTTCTTGTCGTACCACTCTTGGTGCATGGCCAGGCGGTTCAGCTTGAATGTGCTTTCAGTCATCGCTTTCCCTTCTTCTTGGATGCGTGGTGCAGGAACAGCCCGATGCGCTGGTTGGCGCGGTTCAGATCGCGCTTCAGTTCCTCGATGCGGTCGGCAGCAATCACTGCGTAGGCCCATTCAGCGATGCGCGGATTCGTGTCGCGCAGCCGTTTGCACAGTTCGGTATCGGTCATGGCTTGACTCCCACGGCATCGGCCGCGGCAAGGATGGCGCGAAGATCATCAATGTGCACGTCGCACCAGGTGAGGATTCTGCCATCGCTCCCATCCATCACCCAGACCCCGATCTCGCCGTCGCTGTTGATCGTGATCTCGATGTGCGGGTGGTTCTTGCCGTCCCACTGTTCGCCCTTGTTGGTGGGGAAGCTGAAGTCAATTTCGGCTCGCTTGTCAGTCATCGATGCCCTTCAGAACGAGGCGGTCGCGCAGCTTGCCGTTCTCCACCTCCAGCGCGGCCAGCCGCTCGGCGGCCTCGCAGGCGATGTCCCAGGTCAGCGAGACCTTGGAGGAAAGCAGTCGGGACGCGACGTGGTTGCGGCCGAGGAGCGCCGCTGACACGCTGCGCCGAGCGGCAGTGATGCGTGCAGGGTCGGTCATGGCTTGCCCCCATCGCGAATACCGCCATCGTGAATGCAATCCCATCCGCGCTTCTTCGCCTCCTCGCGTCCATCGCCGCGCTTGTGTGCCTCAAGCAGCCAGCAGTAAAGCGCTCTTGCATCGTCGCGCTCGGCGGTCAGTTTGTACGTCTTGCTGACAAGCTGGGCGACCTTTGCGCGGTGTGCGCGGCTTTGATTCAGCACCTCATTCTCCGCTAGGTTGCGTTCGGAGCGCAAGCGGTCCCGCTCCATCGCGCACTGCTGGTATTCAAAATGCGGGCCGTTGACAGGGTCCTGCAGGCGGTGCAGCTCGGCCCGCAAGCGTTCGATCTCGCTGGCGGCTTCAAGCATCAGCTTGACGCCTTCCTCGTTCACGTACTTCTTGCACGCCTCGTAGTCGATCTTGCTCTGCCCAAACGCATCGGCGTGCATCAAGACGGGCGTCAAACGAAGCCTGGAAACGATGTCGTAGGTGTTCATGCGTGGCTCCCTTCGTCCACCCACGAACCCTGCTTCAGCTCCTGCCGGGGCGTGCGCGGATCCTTCGGGTCGCCGTCCAAGCCGCGGCGGTCGAAGCCTCCGCCGAGACTGACCACCTGCCGCTCCAGCTCGCGGATGCGTTCAAGGTCGCGGGCACGGGCCTCGGCGTCCTGCTTGATCCAAGCCGCCGCGTGCTGGAGCAGGAAGTACAGCGGCTCCAGCGGTTGCCCGGCGTGCGTGGTGTTGCGAATGCGCTCGGCGCCGGCCTTCAGCGACTCGGCGATTGACTCGGGGCTGTTTGGCAGCCTCATGGCGTCTCCTCCAGCTTCCAGACTCGGATGGCGCGGCCGTGCGTGGAAGGGCGCACGGAGCGGGTGAAGCCCAGGCACGTCCAGCCCGGACCCTTGAAGACGCTGCCGGCGGCGTTGCCGAGCAGCGTGAAGTCGTAGCCGTAGCGGTGCATCTCCGCCGCGACCTGGTCCATGTTCACCTCGCCGTAGACTCGGGCGAGGCGGCGGGCGATCTGCTGCGCGGCGGCCAGCAGCTCGGGCCGGGCGCTGGCGGCCTTCGCCATGCCCGCCTCCTTGCGGCGGTCGGCCTCGGCGGCGTCGAAGAGGTTCATGCCTCCACCCCCATCGCCGCGCCGACGCAGGAAGCGAGGGCACGGCCCCGGCCCGACAGGCAGACCCGGTGCGTGCGGCGGTCGATCTCGTCCCGCTCCCGGACCACCAGCTCTCGGTGAAGGAGCTGCTGCATCGTGCGCCCCATCGTCCCCGGCTCCATCTCAAGCATGGTGTCGAGCGTGGCGACGGTGACGCCCTTGGGCAGGGTGGCGATGGTCAGGAAGGCGATGGTCGCGGTCAGGCTGAAGTCCGGCTCCTCGCGGCGCAGGACGGCCAGGCCGCGCACGACCATGTCGAAGGTCTCGGTGGTCATCCTCGTCCCTCCCATGTCACGTGGTCGCGCCGGCCGACGCGCACGGAGCGCGGGGCCAGCACGGCGACCTTCGCCTTGCTGGCGGCGATGTGCCGCACGTCGATCACGACCTCGCCGTCCGTGGTCAGGAGGATGAGCTGATCGTCCTCCGGGCGGATCGTCACGACCACGCAGGTGCGGTCAGTCATCGCGGGCCTCCTCGATGGCGGTGGCGATCACCGCGATGACCTCCAGCGCGAACGACTCGCTGACGGCCCGCGCCGAGTCGTGCTCGCGCACGTCAGTGCGGGAGGCGAAGTGGATGGTGCGGCCTTGGTCGAAGGCGTTGGACCAGGCGAAGACCGACACCAGCCACGTGCGGCTGGTCGTGCCCAGGTCGCGGTCCTCGACAATCTCCAGCACGGCGTCCCGGGTGCTGATCTGTACGGCGGCCCCGATGTAATGGGGGATCGACCGGAAGTCCTCCATCGGGTCGCGCCCGATGACCTCACCGATGGTCGGTATCTCGAATCGGCTCTTCATCTGCTTCTCCTAGCAGCGCGGTCCCGCCGCGCACGGTGTCGGCATCATGCCGACGCGCATACCTTACCCTGCGCCGAGGCAGGTGTCAACGGGGATTCTGCCGACAATATTCGACGGCCAGCCCGAGCATCCGCCGGCTGCTCATCGGCAGGAAGGTCAGTCGCTCGCGCACGGCGGCGAGCTCCTCGGCGGTCGCGGTCGCCAGGATGCGCTCGACGTGCGCGTCCCAGGCGGCCTCCTCCTTCGCGGTCATCGGCTGGGTGGCGTCCGCCCGGGTGCGCTCGACCTCGCGGTCAGCGGCGGCGGCGACCTCGCTGGCCCCGGTCATGGCCCCGTACGCCTTCTGGATGGCGGCGATGTCCGGGGTGCTGTCCCGCTCGAAGCGGTGGTTCTCGATGCACTCGCGGAGCTTGTCCTGCCGCAGGTGCGACCAGCGCGAGTTCAGCAGGGCGGCGAGGTGCTCGTCCGGCTTCCACTTCGGCCAGAGCTTGCACATGAGGACCTTGTTGTCGGGCCAGGTCGGTTGGTCCATCGGTCAGCCTCCGTTCAGAACGGAACCCAGTTCGGGTCGGCGCGACGCCGCGCCTCTTCCTCCCGCCTAGTTGACCTCGTTCGCCCATTCCCCCTTTGGGGGTTAGGGGGCGAGTTCAATTGAGAGTTCCCTTTAGAGTTTGGGTGCAATGGTTGCACCGTCAGAGGTGCAATGGTTGCACCACCCCCGTGCAATGGTTGCACCGTGGGTGCAATAGTTTCACCTACGCCGACGATGGTGTAGGTTAGCGACTTGCGGCCATCCGCGGTCGTGAGGATCGACCGGGCGCGAAGCGACTTGATGACCGACTTCACCGTCCGCAGGCTCAACGAGGTCATGCGTGCCAGGCGAGGCTGGCTGGGGAAGGCGGTCGCCCCATGCGAGGCGATAGCGATGAGCAGCAGCTTCTCCGACGCCGTCAGGCCGGGCTGCTCAAGGATTTCGGTGGTAATGGGACGGCTCATGCGGCAACCAGTGACCAGGGCGGGGGCAGGGGAGCAGGTGCGGCAACCCTGCCCCTCGCCCGGTCGTTTGAATGGTGAGCAATTGCACCTGCTCAATCCGCCGCGAGGCGGACGCGCCCATCGTACCGATGCGCCCGCGCCTGTCAACCCCCGCCGCGCCGGAATCGCGCCGCCCGAGCGGGACTGCCAGCACCCGCATAGCCGAAGGTCGGCATCCTCGTTTCCCGCATCCGGGCCGGCGCTTGGATCATCGGGCGGCGCAGGTGGAAGTTTACCTTCCACTTCCCGGAAGCCGGAGCGAACCCGCTACACCCGTGCAGACCTGTAGTACCTTCGCGCCAGCCGTAAGCGTTTCCACACGCGCCGGCCCTGCCGTCAGCGGAAAGGAGAACCTGTAAGAGTTTCTTACAGCTTGCCATCTGTCCTTCCCAGACAGCCAGTTGACGCGCCATCTGTCTTTCCCAGACGGTCACCTTCGGAGGTGACGAGTTGACTCGCCGCCCGCGCCTGCGTACCCTGCGGGCATGAAGTCCCGTGACCTTGACACGCCCGTCGCCTGGAAGCTCGCCATGCAGGATCACCTGCGCGAGCAGGGCGTCACGCGCTACCAGTTCGTCCGCCTCTGCGAGCGCGAGGGAATCTGCTCGGCGCACACGGCCGAGTGCCTGCTGGCGGACCCGGGCACGTCCACGGGCAAGCGCGAGCCGTCCTTCCGCATGGCGCTCGAGATGGCGCGGCTCGCAGGCCTCGAGGTCCACGTCAAGCGGAAGCGGAGGCGCGTCTGACGCCGGGACCGCTTCCTGAATCGGCTCCACGGAGGGATGATGATGCCGAGCCATGACCACCGACCTCGAGCAGCTTCGCAGGCACTACGCTCGCGCCCGCCGGCGCGAACGCGAGGAGCTGTGGCTTCGCCGCGCCGGGATCGTCTTCGGCATCCTGTGGTACGCGGCCGTCCTCGCGGTCGGCTTCGGGCTCGGTCGCTGCACGGGACACCCATGAACCTCGACCCGGCCTACGTCTGCGCCCGGCTTCGCCTGTCGCAGGACGATGAGGCCGCCGAGTGCATCGAACGCCTCGTCGCCGACGCCGACGATGTCCGCCGCGCCTTCACGACCTACGTGCTTGAGGACCCGAACGCCCCGTGGGCGCGGAATTGGAAGGTCACGTGCCGGAAGCTCGGATGGCCCGGCCTCGCTCGTCACCCCGACCCCCCCACCCTCCGATGGCACGGCGTAAACGCGAACCCATCGACCAGCGCCTCGCTCAATGCCAGGCGCAGAACTACCGCCTCGTGCGCCTGCTCGTCGAGCACCAGATCGACGTGCCCGCCTCGGACGGCTTTGTGGACATGACCCTGCCCCCGGCGTACCGTCCCAAGGAAAGCGCCGAGGCAGGGTACGAACGCCTCCGCATGACCCTCGCCGAGGTGCGCGGGCGCCTCAACATGTTCGCCGTCCGCACCCCCGCCGCGAGCTGGGCCGAGGAGGCCCGCAGCATCATGCGCGTGATCGACAAGGCCGAAAGGAAGCCATGACCGTAGGACTCACCATGCACGTTGAGGACGTGCCCGTCGAAACCCTTACGCACGACCCCGCCAACGTCCGCAAGCACGGCGAGGAGAACTTGGCCGCCATCAAGGCCAGCCTCACCCGATTCGGCCAGCAGAAGCCCATCGTTGTGGACGGCAAGGGCGTGGTCGTGGCCGGCAACGGCACGCTGTCCGCAGCAAAGGCGCTGGGCTGGAAAACGATCAAGGCGGTGCGGACCAACCTGACCGGGGCCGAGGCCACCGCCTTCGCCATCGCCGACAACCGCACGGCCGAGCTGGCGGAATGGGACGAGGCCAGCCTGCACGCCCAGCTGGCCGCCATCGCCATTGAGGACGAGGAGCTACTGGCGGCGACGGGCTTTGACGAGAAGGAGCTGGCCAAGCTCGCAGCCGCCGCCGCGCCGGATGTGACCGAGGACGAGGTGCCCGAGCCGCCCGCCGAGCCGATCACCCAGGCTGGCGACCTGTGGCTGCTGGGGAAGCACCGCCTGCTCTGCGGGGACAGCACGAAGGCCGACGAAGTCAAGCGTCTGCTGGACGGGAAACAACCGCGCATGATGGTTACAGACCCACCGTATGGCGTGGAATACGATCCAGCATGGAGGGCAGAATTCAACAACGATGGACCGGATTCCAAGCGCGCAGTCGGTAAGGTTGCCAACGATGACCGAGCGGATTGGAGAGAGGCTTGGGAGCTGTTTCCTGGCGATATTGCTTATGTTTGGCACGCTGGCGCTTTCTCTCCCGTGGTAGCAGAAAGCCTCGTTGCGTGCGGATTTGAGGTGCGCTACCTCATTGTGTGGGCCAAGCAAAGGCACACATTCGGCCGCGGCCATTACCACCATCAACATGAGCCTTGTTGGTTTGTGGCCCGCAAAGGATCGCAAGCGCATTGGATCGGGGATCGAACACAGACCACTCTGTGGCAGATCGACAACAACCGGAGCAACGACACGGGACACGGGACGCAGAAGCCGTTGGAGTGCATGGCTCGGGCCATCCGTAACCATGACGCGCCGCTCGTGTACGACCCGTTCCTCGGCAGCGGGACCACCCTGATCGCCGCCGAGCAGCTCGGCCGCACGTGCTACGGCATGGAGATCAGCCCCGCCTACTGCGACGTGATCGTCGCCCGCTGGGAGGCGCTCACGGGCCGCAAGGCCGAGAGGATTGTGTAAGATGCCCGAGGACAAGGCGATGCAACGTCAACCCGACCCGGCGCGATGGGAGGGAGAGGGGAGGCCGCGCAACGACCTGCGCCTCGTGATGGCGGCCATCCGCGCCGGCTGGACCATCGACCCCCTCGTCAAGCAGGCCATCATCGGCCGCGCCTCCCGCATCCTCGCCAACCCCGACGCCAAGCCCCGGGACGTCGCCCGGGCCTCCAGCACCCTCGTGGCCATCGAGCGCCTGAACCTCGACGCCGCCGTGCAAGAGGACCGCATGGCCCGCCTGGACGCCGGGGATGCCACCGACCGCGTCGAGCTCGCGCAGACCGTCACCGACGCCCAGCTGGCCGCCGTAGCCCGCGTGTTGGCCGCCAGCGCCATCCCTGCCCCATGCCCCGAGCCAAGCCCCAAGCCCAAGCGCAAGCGCAAGTGACCGCCGAGGCTGCGGTCGAGGCCGCCCGGGAGAACCCCGCCGCGTTCCTTGCGCTCGCCCTCGGCAGGCCCGTCAGTCACCTCCAGCAGGAGATGCTGCACCATGCCGTGGCGAACACCTCGTGGTACGCGGAGATCCCCCGCGGCCACGCCAAGACCTCGACCTTCGCCTACCTCGTCGCGTGGTGGGTGGGCATCCGCCCGGACGCCCGGTTCAAGATCGTCACCCAGACCGACGATCACGCCATCGCCACGACCCGGTTCATCCGAGACATCATCCGCGGCCCCGTCTTCCGCGCCTGCTTCCCGACCGTGAAGCTGAAGCCCGGGGAGGAAACCGTAAGTGCTTGGAGCGTCACGGCTCCCGGCGTCGGACCCCGCCGCGACCCGACCGTGCAGGCGACGGGCATCTTCGGCCGCACGGGCGGCCGCGCCGACGTGCTGTGGTTCGATGACATCTGCGACCTGCGGAACAGCGTCCTCCAGCCCGCCCTTCGCGCCCAGGTCAAGGAGGCCTACGCGAACATCTGGCTGCCGATGCTGGACCCCAGCGCCGCGCATGAGCCGCGCCTGTGGCGCACCGCCACGCCCTTCCATACGGATGACCTGACCGCCGATTGGCGGCGGGAGACCGAGGACGAGGGCACGCTTCTGCGCCGGCCGTGCGCCGGGGACCGCTCCCCGTGGGGCGAGGTCTTCACCCCCGACGTGCTGGCGTACTGGCGCAAGCGCATGGGGCCGATGGCCTACGCCCGCGCCTACGAGCTCGTCCCGCTCTCGAGCGACCTCCTCGTGTTCCGCCCGGAATGGGTGGCGCACTACCGGGTCGGCAAGCAGCCCGAGGTCGCCCGCACGGTCGCCGCCATCGATTGGGGGTACTCGCGCAAGGCGCAGGACCGGGACGATCCCGACTACTCGGTCTGCCTCGTCGGGGACATCGACGCCGAGCGCCGCCTGTTCCTCACCGACATCCTGCGCGTCCGGGACGCCTTCCCCGCCTTCGCCAAGCAGGCGGCCGACCTCTGCCGCCGGCGCGGCGTGGCCGCCGTGCTCGCCGAGGCCAACGGCCCCCAGCGCGGCATCTTCGACCAGTTCGCCTCCATCACCAGCCAGCCCATGATCGCGGTGGAGCGCGTGGCCGACAAGCACCTGCGGGCCGCCGGGGCGCAGCCGTTCGTCCAGGGCGGCAAGCTGCTCTTCCCCACCGACGATGCCGGGAAGGTGCTCCCCGCCTTCCAGCCCGTGCTGGACGAGATGCTGGCGTTCCCTGCGGGATCGCACGATGACACGGTGGACTGCGTGGTAGACCTATGCGCGGAAGCCGTGCGCGGGACGCTCACGGCCGCCGACATGAAAGTACCCCGGATCGCCAAGCCCGACGCGATCACCCGCATGTTCGGGCAGCGCGAAGTGAAGCGCCCCTTCTTCAAGTGACGGAGCAAGCATGAACGCAGACCCGACCCTGATGGACCTCGCCGCCGCCTACGCGAAGCGGCGCAACGGACGCAAGACGAAGCACGCAGTCGCGTGCGCTCGCCCCGGCGCGAAGTCCACGCACGCCGCGCTCCCCCCGCAGACCCTCGAGGCCGAGCGCAAGCCCGGCGGCGGCTCCCACTCCGAGGCCGTGAGCCGCAAGATCGCCACCCTCATCAACGAGGGCAAGCCGCAGGACCAGGCCGTCGCCATCGCGCTCGACCTCGAGCGCCGCGGCGAGCTGTAAAAGGAACGCAAATGCCCAGCATCAATACCCAGCAGAACATCAACGGCAAGACCACTGTCGCCAGCGTCTCAAGCTCGTATGTGGCTTTGGACCCGGCCACCCTGCCCACCTCGGGAGTGCTTTACAATGGCTCTCCGAACCCTGGCGGGCGCGATCCCAGCCTGCTGCGCCTGACGCCGTTCGCCAGCGCGACGGGCGGGACGAGCGTCGGTATGCGCGTGGTCGGCTACACGCCGTACCTGAAGGCGGACGGATCTGGGAAGGTTTATGTTCCGACCGTGCTGGGCGACTTCACCCTGACCTTCAGCACGGGTACGGTGCCGACTTGGACACTGGACAGCGCGGGCGACTGTCGGCCCTATGCAGGGATTACGCAGGTCGCTGGCACCCCCACCGCGAATCTGTACAGCCCTGGGACGGCTGCCGTGTCAAACACCGAGCCAGCCAGCGTGCTCATTGACCCTGTCGGCTGCACCATCGTGCAGGTGCAGTTCAAGTCAAGCGGCAGCCCCACGATGGGCGTTCTTTGGGCGACCATCTGATGCGAAGCTGGATTGGACGAACCAATCGCCCAGCCTTGCGTTTGGGCAATGCCTCGATTCTTCAGGGGAATCGAAGTCTGGATGTCGGTCCCTATCCCATGAATTGGGAAGACATTCAGGTGGAGGAATTGAGCGCACAGTCCGAACGACTACAGGTGGCTGGCATCAATGTCCCAGTGATCTTCTCCGCGAATGCGCCGACAGGAATGACTGCTGGCGTTTACATCAATGGGACCGATGCAGATGAAGGGGCAACGTTTACCGCACTGGGGACTAGCCCGACGCAATTCTCGGTCTCGCCGAATTGCTTCGTGTGGTTTGACTTTTCATCCTTTGACATTGCCAGCGGCACGGTGACCGTGAGAAATGTGACCGCAGCGAATGCGGTCATTGATTCATTCCTAGTTAGCCTTGGAATTGGGCCGCCTCCCTGATAGGTGAACGATGGCAAAGCGCAAGACAACCGCACGGCGCACGGGCCGCAAGGTCACGGCGGGCATCCCGAAGCCCATCGTGAAGCAGCCCATCAGCACCAACAGCGCCATGAACGCGCTGACCCCGGCCGAGCGCCCCCGTGGCCCGCTGCCGCCTCCGATGGAGCGCGGCATGACCTTCCCGCTCGCCACGAGCGTGGAGGTCCAGCGGTCGTTCTTCACCACGGCCGACAAGCTGCTGAAGAACAGCAGCCTCGCCTACCGCCTCAACCCGCAGTACCAGATGATGATGCGGGCGGACGCCGACATCGAGGGCGTCCTGCGGTCGCTCCAAGTCACGCTGGCCGGCCTTGAGTGGGCGGTCGTCTCCGAGGATGAGAAGGACCCTCGAGCGGTGGAGCTGGCCGAGCGCGTCGCCAAGGTCTTCGACCGCATGCCCCGCCGAGCCGACTTCGTCCGATCCATGCACGAGGCGGTCTGGTACGGCAACAGCGCGGCCAACATCGTGTACCGCCCGGACCCCCTGACGGGCGTCGCGGTCAAGGAGTGGTTCCCGTTTCACCCCGACACCCTCGCCTACGACCAGCACGACAATCTCGCCATGAAGGTCGGCGTCGAGTACATGAACAACCCCGAGAGCTCGACCAACATCGGCTTCGACGCCCGGGTGCACATCTTCAACGAGGTCGAGCGGGCGGCCGTGGTCCTGCACCGCGTCTTCGTGGCGGCCCCGGACTTCAACGACCCAAACAGCACCGAGAGCATCTACCGCGGCGTGGGCGCCCGGGACATCTGCTGGTTCATGTGGCTGGCGAAGCAGGAGATCCTCCAGGACGCCATCACCTACGCCGAGCGGTATGCGATGGGCATCCGGGTGGGTTACTACCCTGCTGGCCAGGACGCGGGCCAGCAGATGATGCAGGAGGTGCTGGCGAACCTCACGAACGACAACAGTGTCCTGCTGCCGCAGCAGGGTACGGAGCGGATCTACGACATCGACATCAAGGAGCCGAACAGCGGCCGAGCGGCCGTATTCATGGAGCTGGTCAACTGGTTCAGCGCCAAGCTCAAGGAGGCCATCGTCGGGCAGAGCCTGACGAGCGAGGCGCATGGCACGGGTCTCGGCTCGGGCGTTGCCGACCTGCACGCCGACACCCTGTCCCGGATCATCCGCTACCACGCCGACGCGCTGGCCGACAGCATGACGAACGACTTCGTCAAGGTCGTGGCCCGCATGATGGGCGCGACGGCCGAGGAGGCCGCCGGCATCCGGTTCGTCTTCGCCCCCGAGCGCCCGGACCCGAAGGAGCGCCTCGAGGCCATCGAGAAGTTCGTGCAGATGGGCGGCAAGGTCTCCGAGCGCGAGGTGCGCGACCTGCTGGGCCTCGCCGAGCCGACCGAGGAGGACAAGATCCTCGGCGGCGGGACGGGCGTGGCCGAGCCAGACGCCCTGTCCAGCCTGCTCAAGACGCCCATGCCGCCCGAGGAGGGCCAGCCAGCCGAAGGCACGCCGCCCACGGAGGGCGCTCCCCGGACCTTCAGCCGCCGCTCGTGGTGGTAAGGCATGGCCAAGGCAGGCGACATCCCCGGCCTGATGCAGGACGTGCTCCGTGACGGGGCCGACGCCTACCGGGCCGCCATCGCCGCGCAGATCGCCGGCGAGGACGCCGACAAGGCGTGGGATGCTTGGGAGCAAGACACGGCCGCCCTGCTGCTGGCCTCGTGGGTGGCAGGGGCAGCCGACAGCCTGAAGACCGCCGGCGTGCCCGTGGCCGCTCCCAAGCCCGTGCAGTTCGCCGAGGACGCCGCCCTGCTCGACTTTGAGCCAGGACCCGCCCGGGAGATGATCCGCCGCTGGATGGACACCGTGCCCCTGACGAAGGCCCGGTGGCAGGACCTCATCCGGAAGGCCCTCGAGGCCGCCAACGAACTGCGCCGGGACGAGCAGCAGACCGCCGTGCAGAAGATGGCCGACCGCAGCCCGGAGTTCCGGGCGCTGGTCTACCCCGAACAAATGCCCGCGGACGTCCGGGTGCGCCGGACCCCGGGGGTCGGCAAGGTCGCGCAGGAGGGCTTCTTCGTCTCGGGCCTGACCCAGCGGCAGACCGAGCAGCTGCGGGACCTCTTGGGAAAAGTGGTGCGCGGGCAGGAGACCCGCGACAAGGCGACGAAGAAGCTGCGGCAGATGGGGCTGGCGCAGTTCATCGAGCAGGCCGAGGACGTGCTCAAGCTCGGGGATGACCTGACGGCCGCCAGGCTTGAAACCGTCTACCGGACGAACCTGAACCGGGCGGCCTCGCAGGGCAGGCTGGACATCTGCCGGGACCCCGTCGCCAAGAAGTTTGTCCCCCTCATGCAGTACCGGGCGACGAAGGACCGTCGCACCCGCGACACGCACAAGGCGATGGACGGCTACGTGGCGACCACCGAGATGATCGACGCTATGGGCATCGCCACGCCGGCGGGCTTCCAGTGCTTCCCCGGGGACCAGCCGATCACGGGCGTCTACGACATCGGGATGCGGGCGTCATATCGCGGCCCGCTTGTACACCTTCACCTGCGGTCTGGCCGCCGAGTCGCACTCACACCGAACCACCCAGTACTCACCAGCCGAGGGTGGGTCAGCGCGGAGCAGGTCCATGTTGGCGACGAGTGCCTGAACAGCCTTGGCCAACGGATGCCGGCGCTGCCAGGACTTGGAGATGTTGAGGCAGATCACCGCCCAGCCTTGGCCGTTGAGGTATTCGATGCGCTTGCGGCCAAGGGAGTCGCCCACGCGAGGCTTGGAACGAAGGGGTCCAATCTGATGCTCCACGGCGATTCGGCCTTCATGGATGGCGAAGTCGATGTTGTATGGGCCGATGGGGAGCTGGTGTTCGGCATCGATGCCGTGCCCATTCAGCAGCGCCAGCATCTTGACCTCGTCGGGGCTTTGGCGGCGGATGCGAGCCTGCGCGGATCGGCAAAGGGTCTCATGGCTTCGCTTGGTTCCCGTCACCGCTCGCCACGCGGCGCCGCACTGCCGACGAACCAGCGCGGGGTCTTCCTTGATCCGGCGCCATTTGAGCAGTTCGGCCTCGCTTCGGTTCCGGGCGCAGATGCCCCGAGCCTCAAGACGGGTGACAATGCAGGACCGGGAACAGCCGACCGTCTCGGCGATCTGCTTGACGCTCTGGCCGGATCGGTACAGCTTGACGATGTGGTCGATGTCGAGTTTGAGCCTGAATTCGATGGGCATGTGTATGACTTCCGTAGCAGCATCGGCATTGTAGTCGCGGACGGGATCATCACAAGCAATTGCCGCTGCTCATGGTCCCCCGTGCCCATCGCCACCGCCGTGAACAAGGGCTGGTGCGACCGAGACGGAAACCCAAACCTCGACCTGATCCAGCAGCACAACGCCCAGCGGCAGCGGCTCATCGACTCCGGGCAGTTCCCCGACCCGGGCTTCATCGCCGGATGATCCCGACGCCGAACGCGGCATTCCTTCAATCCCCACGCATCCCCCGTACCTTCAAACCGATGGCAGACATCGACCTCAAGCCCACGCAGGAGATGGCGGACAACGCCGCCCGCGGCCTTGCGCTCCGTGAGAAGCACGGGCGAGGCGGCACGGAGGTCGGCGTCGCCCGCGCCCGGGACCTGAAGAACCGCACCAACCTGTCCCCGGACACGGTGCGCCGGATGGATTCCTACTTCGCCCGCCACGCAGTGGACAAGGATGGCGAGGGCTGGGGCGGCGATGCCGGCCGTGATTGGGCGGCCCGCAAGGCGAAGGAGCTTGACCGTGCCGAGGGCAAGGTCGAGAACAGCCGCGCCGAGCGCCCGTCCCACCGCGTGACCCCGGGCGACGGCTCGGTCACCATTCACGACCTCGAGGTCTTCTGCGCCTACGACCCGCGCATTGACGGCGACAGCGACGAGGAGCTGGCGACCTTCGACAATGATCGCGTCCGTGGCATCGTGGAAGGCACGCTCAAGTACATGGCGAAGGGGTCTATGCCCCGGCTTGTCGTGATGCACGAGCGCGACGGCCAGGAGCCGAAGAGCTCCGTTGGCCGATTCACCAAGCTCCGGTATGAGGAGCGGGACGGCGTCGGCTACATCCTCGGGGACTGCGAGGTGGAGCGCAGCGTGTTCGACAAGCTGCTCGCCACCAACGCCTTCCCCCGCCGCAGCGCCGAGATTTGGCCCGAGCAGAACCACCTGTCCGAGGTGGCCCTGCTGGGACGCGAGACGCCCCGGCGTCCGCTGCCCGACACGCATTTCAACCGCGCCGGCGCTCCGGTGCGGTTTGCTCGCTCTCTCCGCTTCGACATGGGAACGGTCGGCGGCGGGCTTTCCACGTTCGTTCCCGGTACGAAGGACACCCACATGGACGACCTGCACAAGGAGGTCGCCTCCCTGAAGGCCGCGATGGATGAGATGAAGGACGCCATGAAGCGTGCCTTCGCCGCCGACGAGGCCGAGGACGGCGACAAGAAGGAAGAGATGGCCGCCGAGGACATGCTGACCCAGCAGTTCGCGGAGGTCTCTGACGATGACAAGATGGAGAACGCCGAGGACGGCGTGCACATCGACATCGGCAGCCACCTCGGAGAGGATGAGGATGAGGAGGCAGAGATCGAGGAAGCCGGCGATGCTCGTCTGCTCGCCACCCGTCCCGGCAAGCCCGACGTCTTCGCGCTCCGCCGCGAGAACATCAAGATGGCCCGCGAGCTCAAGGCGATCAAGACCGAGCTGAAGAAGGCCGAGTTCACCCGCGAGATCGACACGCTCGAGGCCGAGGGCTACCGCATCCCGGCCGCCCAGCGCCCGCGCCTGATGGCCGAGCTGATGGCGAGCGCCAACCCCCAGGAGACCATCGACTGCTGGCGCGAGCTGTTCGCCCGTGACCCGATGGGCGTCCGCATCGACATGAGCCGCGCCGCCGTCCCCGTTGGGGACATCGACGGCTCGGAGATCTCCGCGCTGGTCCGCGAGTTCGCGGGCAAGCCGGAGGAGTTCAAGAAGGCCATCAACACGCGCCTCAAGAAGCGCTAATCAAGAAAGG